TACCAACTAAAGCCATCTGCAATTGACCATTTTCAGTAATCGCATTTGTAGGCTGTGGTTGTTGTGGGGGTGTTAATATTTGCTCAATATTATCTACCCCTAAAGCACTATACATCCTACGATATGCTTCATAAGTATTATGCATTTGTGGATTAGCTTGTGCGAGTTTTAATTGCTCACTCGCTAGACTCACACGTTGCGACATACTAAAAATATTAGGATCACTCACAGGAATAACATCTATTGAATTATCGAAATCTTGTTTAAATACGTTTTCATTAGCTCCTTGAACTTGATATGGGTATTCAGGAGGTAAAAATTCACCGAATACTCTTTTCAATATTTTAAATTCTGTTCTTTGAGCGTAATGTAATCTTTTATGGATTGCGGACATAACTCTTTGTCCTTTCTCCATAAGGGCTACTGTTGTACCTACAGGAGCTTCAGAGTTACCATCACCTGTTGGATTTTCTACAGTAGCTGCAAATCTTTTACCAGAATCAACTAATGCTCCTAATAATGTAGTTAAAGTACCGCTTGGCTCTTTATATGGTAACGGAAGAAAAGCATCTTGCAACCTTCCTCCTGGAGCGTCAACATCTCGCCATTCTCCAGGTTGTAACGGGTCATCATGACGTTGAATATTTAATCCACGGGATTTAAATCCTGCTGGAAGGTTAGAAAGCGTACCTGCATCTATTAATTGACGTAAAATCGCAGTAACAGACTTAGTTAAGCCCCCCATCATGTGAATTAACCCAAAACCGTAAAATCCAAGTCCTGGAAGGAACTTATAATGCGTAAAATGTTCAATTTTCTTACGCATTGGGTCTTTTTCATTGTAATTTGGTCTAATTGCTAATATTTTATTGTTATCTTTGCAAATAGTTACTACATAAGGTAAAGCTAACCCTGTTTCTTCACCATCATCGTCTGTATCTTGATATCCTTCTAAGTCTAGGTCAACATGCATCTCTAATAAGGTGTATTCTTCATCACTTATCGTTCTACTAAGTCCTTGAAGCTCATCTATCTTATCATCTACATCAGTTGTGTCTACAGATGATCCAGGATCAGACATTTCCATGTCTTTGTAGAAACCAGAAACCTGTAATTTACGTAATTCGTTCTGATTCATGTGAATTACATGAGTAATTCTAGGAGAAGTTAGTAAATCTACTGCGTAATAAGGTACAACTAAATCTTCTGACTTAACAAAACGTGCGACTGCACGTCCAACTGAAGGATCGTAGTAAACTTTTTTAAATGCAGAACCAGATAACGGTAAATAAAATAATAGCTGATCCATTTCAGGGTCATACTCTTCCATTTTATAAGTTATTTGATAATTCATGAAGTTTTTAACACGATTTGCTTTTTCTAATTTAGCATTATCGGTCATACCTAAAACTTCTGTGTCTACAGGTCCACCTGCAGGCAACATTTCTTTGTAAGCTTGTGCTTGAAACTGTGTAACAGCTTCTGCAAGTATCGGGTGATGAACTCCTGAAGCTCCTACGAAAGGTTGTGACCTAGAATCTGAATTTATTCCTAATAAATCTAAACCTTCTGTGTATGTTTGAAACCAATCGTTTCTAGAATCTAAATCATCTTCGTAAGAACCGACTAATTCTGTAGCTATTGTGTTTAATTCTCTGTCGTCTAATTCTTCTGCTAAATTTTCTCCGAACTTTGAAGGGGTTTGTTCGGGCATGTCACTACCTAAAATAACAGAACCGTCAGGTTGAACAAAAACTTCTGTTTCTTCTTCAGGTTGTTGTGTGATTTCAAGTTCTATTTCTTGTTGAGAATCAGGAACTGCAGAAATTACTTGTTTTTCAATAGCCATGTTGATAAATCATAGTATGATTTTGATTAATAATAAACCCTTTCCCCGTCATAATACTCCTCTTCTTCAAAATAGTCACTGGTTAATTGTAAAAACCCGCCTTCCCTAAACCTAGCTAACGCTAAAGTTGTAGCATCTACCAAGTCATCGTTTTCACCTGCTGGAAAATCTGAAACTTCTTCCATAAGTTCTTCACCGAATCTATTATCAGGTACCCAAACTCTACCGTCTTGAAAAATAGGGGAAACTGAATTTAATCTAGCAATTTTATCTTGACCTTTTCCTGGACTAAAAGTGTTTACGGGTATACCTACTCTACGTAATTCTTGTACTAACGGTATACCACTAGCTTTAGCTTCGATAATTACTGTGTCTGGATCCCAGTATTCATATAAACGTAACGCTTCAGCTTTTAATTCAGGAAAATCAAAACGTTCTTTTACACAATCTATTAAAATTAAATGAGCTTCATTGCCGTGGTATATTTCTTCACCGATTTTACCTTCGGGATAAAACACTCCCCATGTAGTTATAGCTGTAAAGTCAGCTCTTTCTGATTTTAAAAATGCTGTATCGTAACTTTGAATAATATAATCACATTTAGGTGGTTGATTTTCTTCCCAAACCATAAACCAATCTTTAGGTATAATCGAAATACCTTCACCTGTTGGTCTTTGCATGTATTGAGCAGCCCACTTAGAAGGACTAACAGAAGCTTTTATACTTTCTAGTTCTTCTAATTTCCAAAACTCTTTCCAAAGTGATTTACCACTAGGTAGTATCGCAGGAAATTCTATAATTTCCCATTGATCAGAACCTTCGTCTTGTGCCATTTTTCTAGTTAATCGACCCGTTAAATCTTTTTTATTCCAACGTGTCATAACTATTACGATTGCACCTCCTGGTTGTAACCTTTGTCGTGGACCTGCCATAAACCATTCGTAAGCTTCGTCCATAGCTTTATCAGACATAGCGTCTTGCTCAGAATGTGGGTCATCAATAATAAACAAATCCGCACCTCTTCCCGCTAGTGCACCACCAATACCTGCTGCGTAATATTCACCGCCTTTATTTGTTAACCATTTACCTGCTGAACGACTATCCGCTTTTAGTTCTGTTTCAGGAAATAATTCTTTATAGTCTTCACCATCAATTAAATCCCTAACTTTTCTACCAAAGTTAACTGCAAGGTCGGCGGTGTGTGTGGCTTCAATAATTTTTAATTTAGGATTTTTACCTAACAAATATGCAGGAAACAAATGTGACGCAAACTCAGACTTAGTATGTCTAGGGGGCATATTAATTATTAAACGTTTTAATTTACCATTAGCAATATCGTCAAAAGCTTTTGCCATTTTTACATGGTGATCTCCTGAGATAAATTCTTTCCAAATAGATTCTACGAAATTCATAAAAGTACTTGTTGACTTTTCTTGAAACTCGCGTTTTTCTAATTCTTCTAATAAAACGGTAAACTCTTTAGCTTCCGCTTTGTTTAAATGAGAAAGGTCTATATTTTTTAAAGCTTTCAGCTTATCAGCATTACTAGTCATTTAATAAATTTTTTAAAAAGTCTGCGTAAGATTGTTCATTAACTTTTTGTAAATTACTTGGGTCTAAAGATAATAAAGTTTCAGATTCATTTTTCATTTTTCTAGGGGGAAACAATAAAGAATCGTATTCTAATTCTTTTAATGTATCAGCTAAGTTAGCTGAAAAATTTGAAGGTGTTTTATAAGTCCCTGCTGGGCTACCTTCTAAAATAGTATCTAATTGGTATTCTAATCTTTTAGCATCTAACCCTTGTCTAGATGGTCTTGATATGTATTGGAATAAATTATCTAATTGACTTCTAACGTCTTTAGGCATATTTTCTATATCTAACGTTCTTGATAAATTAGGGTTTAACGAATATACCGAACCTTCTTTTGCAAAAGATTTTAATCTGGGGTCTCTAGGGTTAGTGACTGTATAGATACCTCCTGTAGAAGGGTATCTTTGACCTAAAGATAATTTTTTAATATCATCAGGTAAAAGTAAACTTTCTATTCCTCTACGTTCACTTCCGTGATATAACAGGTTACTACTTATTTTATTAGCAAGTTCTTCACCTGAGTCTTTAGTAATAATAGCAGGAGCTTCTAAATTAAATTCTTGTTGTACTGGTTTTGGTGTTTCTTTCTTTGTAACCGTAGGGTCTAATTGAGGTTTAGCTTTTTCTTTAGCTACTATCTCATCTAACTCTCTTTGTGCTTTTATGTGTTTTTTCCTATGTCGTTCTGCAGCATTATATGCAGCTTCGCCATCACCTGAACCCGCATTCCGTAGTTCACGTTGTTCGTCAAACTTAGCTTTTTTAATAGTCTTTTCAAGACTTGCAACTCGTTTAGCTATAAATCCTGCAGGTACAAAAGGAATCATACTTGCTCCCATCATAATTCCACCTGCTATAGGACTGCCTTCTTCTGCCATGTACCTACCTTCACGTAAACCTTGTACATCACCGAATCCTGGAATTAGTTCAGATAAGAAAGTTATACTTTCCCCTAACCGTTGTGCACGGTAATTATCAGAAATTAAACCTTTATCTAATAGAAAGTTTGCAATCGACTGTTGTTGGCTTTCCAAGGGTGAGGGTTCATACGCTTCTATCGTGCCATAGTCTTCTGCCATTTGCTAAGTATATGCCAAATGTTGACTGTTTGAAAAGAAAATATAAGTAAAGGAGAAGAAGTTATGAGTGGAGTTCTTGGTTCGCGGACTATTTTTCTGGGGAAGTTTCTTCTTTGTCGTAGTCTCGATAGTATTGAATAAGGGATAAGATGTTTTTAGTATAACGAGTTATTTCTGCCATGTTCATAGACAGGTTTTCATATTCTTTAGTCGTTAGTGCGTAGTACGCTACCGCAGGAGCTTTGCCATCTTTAACTAATTGTAGATATTCTTCCATTAACTCAGGAGTCAATACTTCAAACGTAACGTCTACCGCTTGAATTTCTATAGGCAACGGTGGGTGGTACATTGGTGCAGGTAATGCTATGGTATTAACATCAACTGCTCGAGTCGGTATTAACGAACAACCACTGAACGTGATTAACAAAATGATACTAGTTAGTAGCTGTTTCATCTTCTTTGACCGTGGTTAGTTCTACTAAATCAGTCATAACTTTCTTAGTAGCTTTATTAACAATTTTTTCTATTAGTTTAGGTTTGTTCAAAGCTAGGTTATCCAGATCGTGCTTAGCAAATGTATTTCTGAGTTTTGATACTTCCCGTAGGGCGTTTTGTTTTTCCCCTTCGAGTTTATTCATGTCCGCGGATATCTGTTCTTGTTTAGCTAAATATTGTTTTATAGAATCATTTTGCTCGGATATCTTATCTTCTAAAACTATTTGATTGGCTTTGGCTTGTGTTAATTGGTTAAACAGATAGGTAGACCCTGCCAAACTAACAACCAAGAGACCTCCAAGAATTAAACTTAATTTAAAACCCATTATGTATCTATTGTAAAAGTATTCATTAATAAATCTTTAAATGAATTAGGAGTCGCACGATGTTCTTCTTTGTACCTTTGTATTTCAGGTAGTAAATCAGAAGCAAACGGTGAAAGTGTCTCTGAGCCTAAAACATTATTAACGTTTTTCCTA